GTCAAGCGCCAAGAGTGCTACAACCTCATAGCGGTGGCCGTCAAATGAAAGTCGTTTTTTGCGTCCCGACCTTGGTTCGGCCGTACCAGCAGTGTCTTGACAGCCTTGAAGCATCGCTGCCGCTGCTAAACGCTGCCGGCATTGACCACGCAATGGTCAACGAGGTGGGCAACCCGTACATCAGCGCGGCTCGGGCGACCATGCTGCGCAAGGCGCTGGACGCCAAAGCCAACGTGATTGTGTTCATTGACCACGATCTGTCGTGGCGGCCGCAAGACATGATGACGCTCATTCAGACCAAGGGCGACGTCGTGGGCGGCACGTACCGCATCAAGACTGACGAGGTGTCCTACATGGGCACCATTCACAGCACACCTGCCGGCACGCCCGTTGTGCGCGACGACGGAGCAATCAAGGCGCGTCTATTGCCCGCGGGCTTCCTCAAAATCACGCCCGCTGCTGTGCATCGGTTCATGGAAGCCTACCCCGATCTGTGCTACGGCGAGAAATACCGCATGAGCGTGGATCTGTTCAACCACGGCGCGCACAAGGGCCTGTGGTGGGGCGAGGACTATGCTTTCTGCCGGCGCTGGGAGGAAATGGGCGAGGACGCCTGGCTGGTGCCGGACCTGCAGCTTGACCACCACAGCGCGGACAAGTCGTTCCCGGGCAACTTCCACATGTACCTGCGCCAGCAACCTGGAGGCGACCTGTGCCCCTGATCTACCTTGAGCATCCCCGCCACGGCCAGAAAATCGCCACGATGGAGGCCGAGGCAGAATACGACGAACAAAACGGTTGGCAGCGGTATACTCCGGGTAAGCCCGACGAGCCCGGGGATGACGTCGTTGTCCCCATGAACCACATGCTCGGGAGGCGCCGTCGCAAGGAGCCCGAGCATGTCCACGACAGCCGGTGACCAAATCTATGCCGCGCTGCGGCTGATCGGTCAACTGGCCGAGGGCGAAACCCCATCGGCCGAAACAGCGCAGGACGCGCTGGCAGCGTTGAACCAGATGCTGGATTCGTGGAGCATCGAACGCCTGTCGGTGTTCTCCACGCAAGACCAGGTGTTCAACTGGCCAGCAAACGTCTACGAGCGCACGCTCGGCCCCAGCGGCAACTTCGTCGGCAATCGCCCGGTGCTGCTGGACGATTCCTGCTATTTCCGCGATCCGACGACGGGCGTCAGCTACGGCCTGATGTTCATCAACCAGCAGCAGTACAACGGCATTGCGCTGAAGACGGTGACGTCTACCTACCCGCAGAGCATGTGGGTGAACATGACGATGCCGAACATCACCATGACGGTGTACCCGGTGCCCACGCGGGAACTGGAGTTTCACCTCGTCTCGGTGTCGGAGTTGTCGCAGCCCGCCACGCTGAACACGGTGCTGTCGTTTCCGCCTGGCTACCTGAGGTGCTTCAAGTACAACCTGGCCTGCGAGATTGCAGCCGAGTTCGGCGTTGAGCCGCCGCCGACGGTGCAGCGCATTGCGATGGCGTCCAAGCGCGATCTGAAGCGGATCAACTTCGCTGACGACATCATGAGCCTGCCGTACAACCTGATCAACCGCCGTCAGCAGCGGTTCAACATCTACGCCGGCACGCCGTGAAGACGCCTATCCTCGGTGGGGCCTACGTCGCCCGCAGCGTCAATGCTGCGGCGAACCGCATGGTCAACCTGTTCCCAGAGGTTGTGCCCGAGGGCGGCAAGGAACCGGCGTTTCTGCAGCGGTGCCCGGGGCTTCGTCTGGTGGCGACCGTGGGCGATGGCCCTATTCGTGGGATGTGGAAGTTCAGCGACTTCCTGTACGTTGCTTCTGGCGGCAAGCTGTACCGCGTAGACGGGAACTTTGCCGCCACTGAGCTTGGCCTAATCAATGGCAGCGGGCCGGTGAGCATGGCCGACAACGGCATTCAGTTGTTCGTGGCTTGCAATCCCAGCGCGTTCATCTACAACGCCAACACGGGTGTGTTTGCGCAGATCACGGACCCTGACTTTCCGGGTGCTGTGAGCGTCGGCTATCTGGACAGCTACTTCGTCTTCAACGAGCCCAACAGCCAGCGCGTGTGGGTGACCTCGCTGCTTGACGGCACTGCCATTGACCCACTGGACTTTGCCAGCGCTGAGGGCAACCCCGACAACATTGTGTCGCTGATGGTTGACCACCGCGAGGTCTGGCTGTTTGGCAACAATACTGTTGAGGTCTGGTACAACGCCGGCTTAGCTGACTTTCCGTTGGCGCGCATCGATGGCGCGTTTATGGAGACTGGCTGTCTTGCGCCATACAGCGTCGCCAAGCTGGACAACGCCGTGTTCTGGCTGGGCTCCGACGCCCGCGGCAACGGCATCGTGTACCGCAATCAGGGCTACAACGCTCAACGCGTCAGCACGCACGCCATCGAGTGGCAGATTCAGCAGTACGGCGTGCTGAACGACGCTATCGGTTACTCGTACCAGCAGGACGGGCACTCGTTCTACGTGCTGACGTTCCCAACCGCTCAGGCCACGTGGGTGTTTGACGTCGCCACTGGTGCGTGGCATGAGAGGGCGTACTGGGACAACGTGCAGTACCGCCGGCACCGCAGCAACTGTCAGGCAAACTTTGCTGGGCAAGTTCTGGTGGGGGATTGGGAAAACGGGCGCGTTTATGCGTTTGATCCTGAGGTGTATCAGGACAACGGAGAGGCGCAGCGTTGGTTGCGGTCGTGGCGTGCGCTGCCTACGGGGCAGAACACGCTGAAGCGCACGGCGCATCATGCGTTGCAGTTGGATTGTGAAAGTGGCCCATACACGCAAAGATTAATAAAAATTGCAAATTTTGGAAACCCATTTACAGCTTTATCTGTAAGCGAATGGACAGGTGTTGGAGATGTGCCGTCAGAATTTAGCGGCAATCTTTCTATAACATCTTTTAGTTTTTTTGGATTTGCGTACGCCTACATAGTTATTTCTTCAACTCCAAATATTCCAGTATCGGTCAATTTTAAAATGTTCCGTTTTACTGGATCCAGTAATTCCACTATTAGCATGAAAGGTGGCATTTCTCCAAACGACAATTCTTTTTTTGAATATCAAACAGCAGTTAGTGGAGATTTTGGTAACGTTTTTCTTACTTACACACCAACAACTCCAAACACATATATTACATTTAGACTGCAAGATGCCACAACAACTTTTGGAGCGTTTCTTCAGTATTTTAACGCAACGGAAATAAACGCTTTTCAAGGTGATCCCAAAGTCATGCTCCGCTGGTCCGACGACGGCAGCCACACCTGGAGCAACGAGCACTGGGCCAGCATGGGCAAGCTCGGCGAGTACGGCAAGCGCGTGATTTGGCGCAGGCTGGGCATGACCACCAAGCTGCGGGATCGCGTGTACGAGATCAGCGGCAGCGACCCGGTGAAGATCGCCATCATGGGTGCGGAACTCTCCGCCACCCCGACGAGCGCATAACGTGGAGCTTGCACCGCGCGTACCGTCGCAGCGCGACCCGCTGGTGGATCAGGGGGCGCTGACAACCCGCGCGTGGTTTCGGTTCTTCCAACTGCTGCAGAACGCAACGGAGAACGCCGCGCTGACGCAGTACACCGTCGTCGAAAACACGACGGGCTCGACGATTCCCAAGGGTGCTGTGGTTGGCTTCGTTGGCGTGGGCGCTAACAACGTGCTGTCGGTAGCTCCGTACTTGGCTGACGGCTCGTCGCCGTCGCTGTACATCCTCGGCGTGATGGCCGAGGAACTGCCTGACAGCGGCGCCACGGGCCTGTGCTGCGTGTGGGGCAATGTCAGCGGCATCAACACCAGCGCGTTCAGCGTGGGCGACGTGCTGTACGCCAGCCCGACGGTAGCCGGCGGGTTCACCAACGTCAAGCCCACCGCGCCGGACAACGTGATTCCCATCGCTGCGGTGCTGGTAGATAGCGCAACGGCGGGCGACATCTTCGTGCGGCCCACCATTGAGCAGCAGAAGTATTACGGCGAGTTCACTAAGACCACGGATCAGACTCCCGCTTCGACGAACACGGCTTACGCGCTGACGTTCGACAACACCGAAATTGCCGAAGGCATCAGCATCGGCTCGCCGGCGTCGCGCATTGTGGTGGTGCAATCGGGCCTGTACCAGTTTGACGTTACCGTTCAGATCAGCAGCAGCAGCAGCAGCGCCAAGACGGTTTGGCTGTGGTTTCGCAAAAACGGAACAGATGTCGCTAACTCTGCTAGGCTGGTGACGATCAACATCAACAACGGGTACACCGCCGTGTCCATGAGCGAGTTTTTCTCGCTGGCGGCAAACGACCGCATCGAGATCATGT